TTCCGTCTGCATCAGCACCCGAGTACCCCAGCTTGCGCTGGAACCAGGCGTATGCCTTCTTGTCGGCGGCCGTGAACTGAGGGCCTGGACCGACCTTGTAGCCCTTATAACCTTCACGCACCAGAGCCTTGCCCATGGCAGTGATGACCTTGTCGGACTTGCCAATCTTGAACAGTCCCGTCCCCGGATAGGGTGCATAGACCGGAACGGGCTTCGGCTTAGGCTTCGGCGGAGCGGGAGGAGCCTTCACGGGCTCGAACTCCCCAGACTTCACGAAGGCGTAAAGAGGACCTCCGGGGCAGGCGGTGGCGTAACCGTCTCGATGCCCCTTGATCTCCTTACCCGTGTCGTGACCACGGAGAAATGCGATCACCTCCCGGACGGCAGTGACAACCTCTTCGCTGACCGACTTGTCGTTGGTTCCGTAGAGGACAACGACAGCGTCATGGTCTGCATTAAGCGTCTGGTTGCCGTTGGCTCCGGTTCGGAATCCAAGACCACGGCCCTCCAGTACATAGCCGTGGCGACAGACAGCATACGAATAGGCGACATCGGAGTATCCTTCCGCCTTGTTTGCCAGGTGACTGTTGCGGATACCGGTCCAGTATCCCTTGCAGTAACTGTGATCGCGGACCGGTGAGTTCGTACCCTCATAATGAATCTTGATTCCGAGAGTCTTCTTGGTCTTCCGGGGGGCCGCCGAAGCGGGCCACCCCAGATCCTTGCGACTGATGAACTTCACTGCTAGCCCCACCATTCCCCTGATCCGTTTGCCATGTTGGCCTGAGCCATGAAGTCCAGGTCGATTACCATGTTCTTCGCCTTATCCCGAGGGGAGGCGTATTCGTTGACCACGTGGAAGACCGACTCGATGTCGTTGACCAGCTCACGGGCCTTGGTCTCTGCGAACCACAGGGCCATAACTGTATCCTGCTTGGCCTTGGACTGAGGGAACCAGGTGACCAGTTGTTCGATGAGGGCCTTGACGCCCTCATTCTGCGAACGGCTGGGAAGCTGGATGAGACCCTTGCCTTCCTTCGAGCCATCGAAGAGCATCGACATAGAAGCAACACCGAAGTCGATGTCGTTCTTGTTGTTGCCGGTGAAGTGCTCCACGAGGTGACAGCCTCGTGAGCCAAGGAAGTTCCTGAGCTCCCGGTTCTGCGTGACCATCAGGTTCATCGCGTTCTTCTCGATGCACCAGTCGTTCACGTGGTACTTAACCGTCCACTCCTTGATCTTGTCGAAGAGATCGTCGGGCTTGCAGTTGGCGCGAGTCCATACGTCGAGGACCCACCGCACCCCAGACATTCGATCAATGCCAAGGATGATTGCGGCCGAGTGTCCGGTGATGGCGGGGTCGAACCCGCCGACCACGTAGAGGCCGTCCATCCCATTGGCTCGATGACCGGGTGCTCCCCGTTGCATGAACCCAGCAGCTCGCATACCATCGATTGAGGCGTGGACCTTGTCGGGAGGGAAGATGGCATCTGCGGTCACCTGCTCCTGTTGGTAAACCATGGCCCAGTTCTGAGCCGAGCTCGTGGCTCGGCGCCTTGCTAGTGCCTTGCCTGAGTGCCAGGCGTAGAGCCCGTTCTCTTCTTGCTGAACCAGCTTTCTTGCTCCCAGCGACACCGGGGGTCGGTTAGTCCAGGGTGCGAGAACAGTCCAGTCGTCGGGGTGGTCTGCGAACTCAAGTACCGCAGGCTGTGTGAGATAGGTCCAGGGGGACTCTTCATCCTGCCCATACCATTCAGGCTTCTGGATCTCGCTGTAAAGCTCCACAGGCGCAAGCCGGGTCCCCACCAGGAGCAGGGTTCCGCCGGGATAAGAGAGTCGGTTGATGACCTCTCGCTGGATCCAGTCAATCTGCTTCTCGAACTCATGCGCGTTCTTTCCCGTCACCGTGTCGTCGAGGATGATGAGGTCTGCTCGGTTACCGTAGATCTGGCCGTTCATGCCCAGAGCCTGGACGGTAGGAGTTGCCTCACCGGAGTCGCGGGTCTCGGCGTTGACGTAGATGGCGTCAGCGGTCCAGGAGGCTGAGTTGGCATCGAAGCCCCCTTCAGGGGCGAATGCCTGCTGAAGCTTCTTGTAGCTGTGGTTGGCTCCTGCAAGCCGGTCCTTGATGGCCCGGAGGAATCGCTTGGCCATCTCCTGCGTCTGGCTGACGATGATGATCCGGATGTTCGGATCCTGGCAGATTCGGTAGGTCACGTAGTTGACTGTGATCGTAGTGGACTTAGCATGCTCTGGCGGAGTGTTGATGATGGTCATCCCGGGGTCACCCTGCTTGTACAGCTGGCTGGGGTGGAGGTTCCGGGGTTCACGGCCTTCGAGCATGTCGTACCACTGAAGCTGGTGATTAAAGAGCTGGGTGTCCAGGTACTCTTCGCAGAAGTCGGGGAATGGAGGCATCTCGGCGCGAGCCTCGATCGCCTTCTCCGGATGGCGCATCAATCGGATGCGGTCCATGTCGTCACGGAACTTCTTGTCCGACGTCCGGTAATACTGAATCAACTGGTGATGGATGCCCAGGTCCCTGGCTGCTTCAGCAGCAGACAGGCCCTTCTGGAGATACTTTAGAACGGTCTCCTTATTTGCCTTGATCTGGGGATTACCCTTAGCACCCTTTTTCAAAGGCGCCTTCGGGGGCGCCTTAAGGACCTCACCATCTTCGGTCACGTAGACCTTTGCCATTTCAGTGACCGAACCCTTCTGTATAAGTTGCGCAACCTGTGCTTCGCACAACCGCGCGGCTTGTAAAGTATGTGGCGGAGAATGATCCCGCGAAGCGGGTATGCCCGAACTGTAGACTTCATAGTCAGGCCCTTAAAGGCCTGACCTAGGTACTGTAGATACTGCAGTACTATATAGTCTATATGGAAAGCCCTAAGGGGCTTTCCTATGAAGTGCAGTACTGTAAAGTCTTTACAGTCACTCGGTTCCCTCGCTCACTCCCTTCGGTCGTTCGCTCGGTCACTTCGTTCCCTCACTACTGGATATACCGCTGGTTTAGCTGTCACCCCACGTTGCTTTACCAACCTTTTACCAACTACTACTGTGTGTGCATCTTTTAGCCTCCGCCGGTTACCGTACGTATAACTTCTTAGGGTACCCTGGCTAATCTTATGGTGCATCTGGATGGGGTCTCACACACACACACACACGCCCAATTAAACATCCCCGGGTCCACATTTGAGCAGAGCCATGCTCATTCGAGTAGAGCTTGAGTGTAGGCTACAGCTTGTTTATCCATGCACGTGCACTGATATTCTTCGGGACATTCTCAGGGGTGCATGGTTTCACAGTAGATATAGATAGGAGAGGCCATTCATATCTATATAGATGCACACCACACTCACCCCATGAATAGATATGCATTGGTGTGCATACTCATCCACTCATCAGATGAGCAGGGCTGTGCTCATGTGTGTACTCATGTGAGTGTGCATGTGCTCATGTGTGCGGATGTGTTGAACTGTTCATGGATGTGAACGCCATACATGCATGAGAACCATGGAAGAAGGGGCAATCTACCGTGGAATCGAAGGGATATACGGTGTATAGCCATGGAATCGAAGGTTGGGGACTGTCCTAACGAGACGCTACGTCTTGTCTAAGCGAGCGCTTAGCCCTTGCATCCACACCCAATCCGCATCAGATATCAGGACAACCTACGCTAGACACCTGTGTAGAAGTAAGAGTCAGTCCACCAAGGGCCCCTTACATTCACCCATTCACACAAGCAATCTCGAAGATTCTTCTGAGACATCAGCACAGGTCAGGCCCTGTTAGGGGGCCTTCCCTTGGGTAAAGTATGGATTTGCTTGTAGACAGGACTGCCTGGCGAGAGGATTGTTCTCCCTGTCACCACCGAGCAACGCACCCCCCTTACGGGAGGGAGCAGCGCAAGGCAAGCCCCTAGAGGGCGAGTGTGGCTTTGAGAACTCAACAGCGCGTTCATACGGCTTCTAGCTACAGCCATCGGCCCCAAGGGTCGAGTCTTCCAGTGCTCTGCACAACGGTCGAGCGCGGTTCTTCACTGAACCGCTGGTAGGTAGCAGGGGCAGGACATGGACGCGCTGAACAGCACCCCAACACGTCAGCGTGAACCCGACGTGCGACTGTGTGCCCGCCTAGCGCTTCCACAGGCTCGTAGGCATACAGGGACACCTAGGCAGGATCGCTAAGGCTTACAGCGCAAGCTGTAGCCGGGAGTGCCCAGTTTCACTGGGTGCGGATCGTCAGAGGGGCGCTGTAGTGGCAGGAGGCGAACACGCTCCCAGTGGCTGGCCAGGTTCCGTAAGGGGCTACAAAACGGCAGTCAGGATGGAAGGGAAGCGTTCACAATTCGCTGAATGAACCCACGATCTTTGAGAACTGAACAGCAGTCCGGGCGAGGAAGTCCGGGGGTAGATAAGCCGTAACCTAGGCAGCGAAACGCACCGATCTAGCACATCACGCAAGCGTGATGGACCAGGTGCAGCGCAGGTCGGCACACCCGTAGGGCTAGTAACCCTCGAACACTCTCTCTACCTTGGACGGCCCTTCAGGGGGCCGTCTGGGGACTCCCAAGTTACATAGTGCAGCTGAGTCACGGCGTCTCATTACACTCCGCCTCAGCTGTCGCTATGGCTGCATCGCTAGGTGCAGACAGAGCGTGGGAGAGCGATCATGGACAAAGTCTTTGGAGAGTACGTCTGCTACTACCTCGCAGGAGCCAACTCAACGGCTCGTGCGGTGTACCGCGCAGACTCATGGCCTACGGCAATGCGGATGCATAACTCGTCACTGCCGGAGTACGCCACAAAGGTCACCAAGTGGGTTACGAAAGAGGGGCTCACGTTCCTCATGCACGACTCCCAGATGACCCTGGACAACACCGTTGGCGTCAGCCTCGACAAGAAGGTGCAGTCATGACCAAGCGAGACTGCAATCACTACCCTATCGACGACAGCGAGCCCTACTGCTCCGCCTGCACCGACCTGTTCTACATCGACACCCCTTTCACCTTGGGTGGCGACGACTACACCGTGTGGAGCTGGTACGGCTCGGACGAGTTCGGCAACAACACCTACCAGTGCAGGCGTGTGGATGGTACGGGGACAGTCTTCCTG